AGCTCCACCACCAGCGGCTATGTATACAGAAGCGCCTGTATTAGTTATATACTCATGTATCTGTTCTATTACAGGATTGCCTGCTATAGCTGTAGTGTTGTTCTGTCTACTACCCTTCCTACTAGCAAGTCTTCCTATGTCATCATAGACAAAGTTCTGAAGATCTATGGCCCATCCCGGAGGTAGTACACTACCAGAGTTCTGAGTGTTAAGTCCTAAGAAGCCGGGAGCTTCTATTGAGAGGGGTATTAAGTTCTTAGACATACCAAATATCTTCTCCTAATGTATTAGCATTATCTAGTGCTATAGCATCACTGAGAGCGTCTGTGTAAGCTTTAGTAACCTCACCATGAGTCCTACCTTGATCCTCTCCACGTTCGGCTATAGCCTTAGCATAAGCCCCTAGGATGACAGGCCATGATGGTACTTCTAGCAACTCATTACCTGTAGAGAAATTAGGTTGTGGTACATACATATTAAAGTTAATTGTATACACACCATTAGGTATTGGATAGAGGTCTACATAAGTATCACCACTAGATGTCTTATCATTAAAGTCATAGCTACTAGGATACCCATAAGCAGGGTTAAACAATAAGTTATTAGTCATTGCTTGATGAGTCTCACGACTTAGTGTACCATTATTAGTCTCATCCTGTATATTAATAACTACATATCTATTACCACTATCAGTAACTTCATATCTAGCCACACCATCCTCTGTATTTATCTGGATGGTAGTCATATTGACATTCCAATTCCAAGAGTCCTCTACTTCACGCTTAGTCTCATTAACAAAGTCTCCTATCAATTTAGCATAGGAGTTCTCTGAGGGAGTAACAACCTCACTCTCTCTTAGTCTACGTAAGACAGCATTGATAAGCTCGATATGGGTCATTAATCTTCCTTCTTAGGTACAGACTTCTTCTTAGCTGCTTTCTTAACAACTTTCTTCTGGGGTATTGTATATTCTAACATTCTATTCTCCTATGAATACTAAAAAGGGAAGGAGGGGATTTCTCCCCAACCAACCCAATTTAGTTATTGACTATGCGTCAACTATAAAAGCAACACCAGCGTTAGTACGCAGCTCACCTACACCAAAGATGGTGTCAGCAGTAAACAAATCACCTAAGTATTCTTGTTTATACTGTGTCTGAGAACGTACACCCATCTGCTCAATAAACACTAGAGCATCTTTATGTAGCATCAAACCAACACGATCACTAGTGTTGATAGTGGGGCAGTTGCTAGATACAACTACAGAGATACCGTAGATATCTCCAATAACACCATTACGAATAGTATTACCAGCACCAACTTCACCAACAAAAGCTTGTTCAGTGAAACGAGGTAGTCCCATTAGAGTGTTACGTTCAACAGGAGGAATGATCAGGGTACGATCAGTCTGAGGAACATCATCGTCATCAAGAGTCTGAATCATTCTACGGATGCCGATGTCTGTAAGAGCACCAGAGTTAGATACATCACCTGTATAGAGTGTACTTCCATCTGTTCCAATTACAGCTGCTTCCCATAGATCAGTACCTGTACCACCTACTGTACCACCTTGTAGTGACTCTGCTTGAGCGAACAAGGAGTCATCTACTAATGTTGCTAGTGCATAACCAGCGTCATCTGTATAGAAAGAACGATAACTATCAATTGCTTGAACACCAACAATATCCTCAATCATACGAGAGTATTCATAATGCTCAGTAATGTTAACAGTTTTCTTTGTTTCTACATTAGAGATTAAATTAACCTGAGTGTTCTTAACTTTCTCAGATGCTGAACCACGAGTAGGAATAGGGATATGAATTGTATCACCCTTCTTACCTGTATGGTTAATCTTTGTTACAAAATTACCTAGTACAAGATTCTTCTTATACGCAGCAATTACATCATCACTCCATAACTCGGGAATAAAGACATCCTGAGTTTCTACTGTGATATGGTTAGAATTACCTAATCCGGCCATTGTGTTTTCTCCTTAATTATTTAACACGTTTTTCGGCATAAGCCTTTCGGATTTCATTTGACATAGAAGCATATCTATTAGGATCTTCTAACTTAAGACGGATTAAATCTGTCCTACGATAGACTTTCTTACTAGTTGCACCATTAGTACCCTTCTCTATTTGAGCCTTCTTAAGATCACCAGCAGCCTTGCCATCTCTCACAGCTTTGGCCTCATCTATGGTCATCTTACTAGACCCCTTAAAGAAATCTAATAGGTCAGAAGCTATTTCAGCATCATAGTTTACATGAGCTTCTTGTAACATTCTAAGCCTAGTAGGAGATTTCTGTACCCACTCTGAGAACTCTGGAGAACTAACAACAGCATCTGCGTCTTCATGTTTCGACAACAATTGTTGATGACTCTTCTCTTGTGAGTCTCTAGCTAGTGCGTCTTCAATCTTCTTTAATCTAGGGTTGGATTCTAATGCTTTACTTACTGCTAAACTTGGGTCATCTATAAAATCTTCAAAGCCAATATCTTCTTGTAACGGAGCTTCTTGCTCTGTCACTTGTTGTTTGAGAATATCATCTGTTAGTTTACGTAGCTCACCAACCTCATTAGCCTTACGACCCATCTCTTTCTCTAGGTTCTCGTAAGATTCAATAACATCCTCGAATGACTTACCTTGAAATTTATCAGGTACTTCAAAGGATGTTTCTTTAGTTGTATCTAAATCTACATCTTCAACGGCCTGTTCTTCAGGTTTATCGTTATCAAACAAATCTACTTCTTCAAACTCTTCTTTCATAATTATCCGCCTATACGGGTTTAAATAATGTGGAGACCTTAGCCTTTACCACGTCCTGCTCTTTCATGCTGATCTGCCCATTTATTATGAGCATCTGGAAATCCCGGATCAGTTCCATCCAACGCAATTGTTGGTGAGCTGATTAATCGAACACTGTCCTTACCACACTTGGAACACATTGTTTGTTGTACATCACTGTAAACAAACTTTTCTTCTACAAAACTACAACTGTTACATTGAAAGTCATATAAAATCCTACTCCCCATCATCTTCCTCGTCCTTCTCAGACTGCTCAAATGTGAGTTTTATAAATGTTTCAAAGGCTGCTACGTTTCTCAGCTGTGTAAGCTGTCCTCGTAGGAATTGCCATTGATCATTAGTTACAGCTGAATCAACTGAACTATTCTTTAGTTGTTCCTCTGCACCTACGATTGATTCTTGAAAGAGTTTCCATCCTTCTGTCTTAAACAAATCTACATAGGTTTCATATTCTTCTTGTAACATACTAACTCTCCGTAATTAAAATTAAAAGCATTAAGAACATCTCTTCAAACCTGTATAGTTCCTCTTTATAGAGCAGTACAGCCTTGTCAAATCTTGCTTGTTCTTGTACTCGTATTAATTGAGCTATTTCTCTTTCAACACCATCCTTTATTGCTTCCAGATCAGGGGCAGTTGTTAATTGTAGGATAGGTGTTATAGGTATGTTGCCAACCTCAACCTCTGTCCCATCAACTACTACCTTACCTTCTGCTACAACCTGTTTAACTAGGTCGGAAACATTGTCAGGAACCAGCTCTACTTCTTTAGTCTTACTAACATAGATAATCTTACGTCTATGCTTTCTTAATCCGTCTTCTTCCTTCTCTTCTTCTTTACGTTTCTTAGTCTTACGCTTCTTACCGCCACTAACAGGGCAGTTTCCTTCCCAGAACTCCTCTTCCCAGAAGTCTTTAGCCCAGAAACTAGCTTCCCAGAACTCTGAACAAGTTGCTTGTCCTTCTGGTGGTTCAGTAAAGTATAAGTAATAGCCTGCGCCTTGCAGCTCTGCCATTACTCATCAACCAATAGTATCTCAAAGTCCACAGAGACATCGGCAGTTGATCCATTACCTTTCCCCATAAAGCCTAGATCACATGGACCTGTGAATGAACCAGCTGGAGATCTACGGCTAATATGAAACCCACCTGATATAGCTAGAAACTTACTCACTATACGTCTTGATCCTGAGTAAGGCGCAGTTACGTCATCAGCATTTGGACGTTGAAAGAATATTAAATCAGCATCTTTGTTTGAATCTACAAACACATTACCTGATAGTAAATAAGCTTTCTTACCAGCAGGCACAGTGAATACACCAAGTGTAGATTGAGCTTCACCGATTGGGCTAACAGGTATAACGTCCCATTCTGTTCCGCCTCCTGACTCTTGTAGCGTTAAATCACCAGCTTGCGAGGCTAATGACGAACTGGCATATGTTCCGGTGGATGATACAT